AATAATATCTCTCTCGTAGATGTTAATGCTCCAAATGAATCTTGGACTATCAAATGTGTTGCGGTACAACGAAATAATCTAAATCAACCAATTGCCGGAACAGCACAATTCGTAGCATTCGGTTCTGTATCTGGTAATGTTTTAGATGCAAACGGGAATCCAACAATTTGGGTTGCAAATAATCAAGCTGTTTCAAACAGTATTTTGATGTTTTCTATATCAGAAACGACAAATGGTCCAACCACAATATCACCATTCCGTCCAGGTGATTATTTTACTGTTAAAGTTTCAAGCGGTGTTCTAAATAAAAACGACAGCCTAACTGCCACATACATTGCTGTATCTGATATAAACAGCCCAACATTTTTCACAGCAGTGCAACAAGTAAATACAAAACACGGACTACCAAGTCTAACAAATACATTGTCTCTTGGTTGCCAATTAGCATTTGCTAATTCGCCGCCTGGCATTATGTGTCTTCAGGCGGCACCTCCTCTTCCACGACGCGTTTCATATGTGTTAGAAACAAGTTTCCCAGCTACATCTACAAATGTAAATGATTTCGTTCTTCCATTACCATTAGGTGTATCACCAGATCCAAACTCAAATATCGATATTTTCGTAACGAATCCTGCCACCGGTGTAGAGAAACAACTTCTTGCAAATAAATTTGAGTTCTTCACTCTCGGTGATGTTGGTCAACCAACAGTGTCTCAATTCGTATTTGACAATGCAATGCCACCATCTGGTAATTCATATTCGTATTCAGTAACACAGACAAATGCAACAGTTAATTTTGGTCAAGACGGATATATCAATCGCGATCTATTAACTCAAATAAATGCCTTATTTAGTTCGTCAGTTACATTCGACAATACATATGTTGGATTAGAACTATCAGTTATTGACGCGGTAAATAATGCTAACGTTGGAACATTTGCAATAGTTGGTGTTGTTGGCGGACAATTACAAATAAGAGCAGAAGCAACTCCACCATTTGCTGATTTTATTAATGATCCAACCACAACTTTTCAACTTATTGACCCAGTTTTCGGTGAGGTAGTTGTTGGTAGTACAGGTTCTGATGGTGCATTGATTGCAACCCCAGATACTGCAACTGGTACACTACATAGTGGTGCTGTTAATTTCAATACGTTCAATGTTATAGCCCTCGGACTAAAACTACAAATAACAGCTTCTGCTGATGCATCAAACGTTGGTATTTACGATATTACATCATATAACTCGGGCTCAAATACACTAACAGTTGCTAAATCATTCGTTAGTGAGCATAGCCTAAAATATGAAGTAATTGATCCATCACAAACAAGTGATTACTTGGTTTTGAATCATAACGTAGTTCCAAATAACTACTCAGTACGCGTAACATTAGTGGATGTGCAAGATGCAACATTCTTCGATGCTGGCTGGGAAAAAGCATTAGCAACATTAGAATCACAAGAACTTGATATAGTAGTTCCGCTTCCATTGCAGACAATATCAGTAATATTTGATAATGCAATGAATCATTGTCTAACAATGAGTAATTTGACAAACAAAAAAGAGCGTGTTCTATTTATAGGCGCTATAAACGGATTAACTCCAGACAACGTGACAGGCGTTAGCCTTGCCGCTGTTGAAAATATCGGGGTACTCGAAGGTATCCAGGGCGCAACTGTAGCGGATATACTAGCTGGTAATACTGAAGACTTAGCAAATTATTCCGTATCAGCAGCATACGGTCAAACATTCAGGGTTGCATATTTCTATCCTGATCAGATCGTTGTACAGGTTGGTGGCAGCAATCAGATTCTTGATGGGTTCTACATTGCAGCTGCAGCCGCTGGTTATACATCAGGTGTATCAAATATCGCCTCGCCACTCACCCATAAGGTGCTAAGCGGATTCACAATAAACGTAAATAGAATGTTCAGTAATACAGTGCTACAGGCATTAGCTGCTGCTGGTATTGCAACATTGCAACCAGTTGCTGGTGGTGGTCAAGTATTGTGGGGTATAACAACCACTCAAAGCGGATTCCCAGAAGAACAGGAACTATCAATTGTATTCATTAGAGACCGAATTGCCAAGGCAATGCGAACTGGGTTTGATGGATTCATTGGAACTCCAGAAAATCAGGATACACAAGGAACGTTACTTGCTCGTGCAATTGCAATGTTGAGAGGTTTCGTAGGTCAAGGATTGATTACAGCTTATACACAACCAACTGTTGTTAGAGATAGCGTTGAACCAAGACAATGGAACATTTCAGTAAAGGTGCAACCCGTCTATCCCATCGACTGGATTTATATTACAATTGATGTCGGAACAATAGTATAATAGGAATAATAATATATTTTATATAGGAGATAACGAATGCCATCTATCGCACCAAATACAGGAAGTATAATTGAACGTCCTGATGGAACTGACGCTACATTTACACAACTATCAACTAACATAGTAATTCGCGTTGGTATAACTGCTGTCGGTGCTATACAGACTATCAATTTTACTGAACAGCGAACCATTACAATGGTTGATGAAGTTGGAACTGATGGTCACATTGACTCCTCCCCAACAGCTAGCACCAACATAACTGGTTCTTGCACTAGGATTAGGTTTGATCGTGCTCGTGTAACAGAGGCATTTAGTCGTGGGTTCTTGCATATACACGCACAGCGTATTCCGTTTGATATTGATATTTATGACATAGCAAGTGGTGATGGCAGTACTGCAATAATTACAACAGTAAAAAACGTATGGTTCAACAATTTACAGTTTTCATATTCTGCTACTAACTGGTTAATAAGTGAAGAAGCTGGTTTCGCAGCAGAAGGTATCTATTCTACTCTCAATGGTGGTAATGCTGCTACTGGTGGTCTATTAGGTTCTAATATAATGCAGCTCAATTCAATTGAGCGACGTGCCGATGTTGGTCAATTGCTTGGCTCAATGGATTCACCTGGTCTTATTACAGATTATTTCTCAAACGTATAATTAAAAACTAAAACATAATTTTCCCGTGATATAGTACATATCACGGGATTTGTGTTTTAATATCCCAATAAAACAACATATTGATAGGAGAAAGTAATTATGCCAGATTTTAATTCACCAAATATTCGTAGAACATCAAATCAACCACCGGCTCAACAAAAACAACAGCCCGCACAGCAATCATTGCGTGAGTTCAATGTTGGATTGCCAGAAGATATGGATACACAACAAACGAACCCTGTTCAACCACAAATGCAGCAAATCTCTCCTGCCGAATATGAAGCAAGAATCAAATCTCTTCGCCAAGAAAAAGCAGAAGTTCAAAAACATGGTGTAAAAATTACAGATCATGGTAAGCGAAGAATTGAGTTATTAGCAAATATTGGACGGCTCACTCGTGATGTTCAAATCGGAGATAATGTTTTTTCTATGCGAACGCTCAAATCACAAGAAGCACTAGATGCTACAATGGCTACTCTTGCTGTTGCTAAGTATGACTGGGAAGCATCTTTTGAATCAAGAAAACAACAGCTTATTCGCTCTATCTATAAAATAGATGGAGATGATATTAATATCGTTCTTGGAGAAAATACAACGGAATCAAAGTTAGAACTAATAAACTCATTAGAAGAAGTTGTTGTTAATAGACTGTGGGATGAGTTAGCAGCAATGAAAGAAGAGGCAAAAACTAAATTTGGTATAAACTCAACTAAAGAAGCCGAGGAGGTAGCAGAAGATTTAAAAAAATAGTAAGGGAACCAGACCACAGATTTCTCTGGTACCTATGTAAAATGCGTGGCTGCTTCCCCGATGATCCTCAAATTGAAAATATAGATCCGGTTATGAAAGCTTGGATGTTCTATAATTGGTTAGAAGATTATGCAGATGAAAATAAAATGCTTGAAAATCAAGGAATGCTAATAGGTTCATTTTCAAATCCAGAACTAGTACAAAAAATTCTTGGTAAAGATGGACAAACATTTGCATCCAGTGATGAAGAATTCGAAGAAACATCAAGATTGGTTATGGAAGCAAATAAAAAAGCTGACGAAGAAAAACAAAAAATAAAGAAACGAAAGAGAAAGAGAAAAATCGAAGGATAATTTTAGATGGCTGCTGATGAACCAAAAATACCACAGGATAAAGATATAGCTAATACCATTGCAGGAATAAATGATATAGGCAATGCTGGCGATGGGCTAACTAGTATATTTAATGGTTTGAAGAAGAATATTATAGATATTGGAACTGAAGGCGTTAAGCATCTGGGTGATATTGGTAAGTTAACAAAAGAATCCATTGAGTATTTTGGATCTCTAGGAGACAAGTTAGGCGATGTAATTAA